GCCAACCTTTCCCTGCCTAGTCAAATGTTGCGAAAACAAGTAACTCTGCGTGACATTCGGTAATCGGACATTCCAGCCATCACCTTGAGTGATTTTCGGTTGTCACGCAACGTAATCCCAGGTCGGGGGGAGATGTTGGCCCGGCCGCGACCGCCAGCCCGGTCCGCCAGGTGTCCGGCGTCGAGTAACAGGGACGACGTTTGCCCGGACTGACCGTGAGGTCACCGGTTAGCTACGCCGGGCCGCTCACGACGCATCAACGATACCAAAGTCAGGCGGTGGCTTCCGGTGGCTAACCGCCGCGTGCTCGGCCTGGCCGACGTCGTCGCCGCTGGTGACCGTCGCAAGTCGCTCGAAGCGCTCCGCGACCACCTGGCGCAGGAGCTGGAGAACGCGCCGGCCGGTCTGGCCATCGGGCCCATCGCGAACCAGTTGCGGGTCGTCCTCGCTGAACTCGACGCCATGCCGGACGCTTCGAAGGAGTCGACAGTTGACGATCTCGACAAGCGTCGCCGTGCTCGGCGCTCAGCGGCCGCGGGTGTCGACGTTCCCGCCGATGGCGTCGTCGTCGGGCCAGGACGCGGCTGACCTGGCCGAGTCGGCTGGGCTGATCCTCGACCCGTGGCAGCGGCATGTTCTGGATGTCGCGCTCGGCGAGCGCAAGGACGGCAAGTGGTCCGCGTTCGAGGTTGGTCTGATCGTCGGCCGCCAGAACGGTAAGGGTGCCATCCTCGAAGCGCGGGAGCTGGCCGGGCTGTTCCTGTTCGGTGAGCAGTTGATTCTGCATTCGGCGCACGAGTTCAAAACCGCGGCCGAGGCGTTCCGGCGCGTTCTTGGACTCATTCAAAACACGCCGGACCTTGAGAAGCTGGTCGCGAAGGTCCGTACCTCCCACGGCGAGGAAGGCATCGAACTGCGCAACGGCGCCCGGCTGCGGTTCATCGCCCGGTCGACCGGGTCGGGCCGTGGTTTCTCCGGTGACGTGGTCATCCTCGACGAGGCGTACAACCTGCCCGGCGAGGCGATGGGTGCGCTGCTGCCGACGCTGTCGGCTAAGCCGAACCCGCAGATCTGGTACACGTCGTCGGCCGGTACGGAGACGTCCGAGGTGCTGGCCAGGTTGGCGAAGCGCGGCGCGGTCGGTTCGGGCCGGTTGGCCTACTTCGAGTGGTCGGCGGACGCGAAAAGCGACCTGGATGACCAGGACGCGTGGGCGCAGGCGAATCCTGGCCTGGGTATCCGCATCCTGCCCGAGTTTGTCGAGGCGGAACGCGCCGCACTGCCGGAGGTCGAGTTCGCCCGTGAACGCCTCGGGATCTGGGCCGATTCGAGCCAGAACGCGGCGATTGACGCGGACGTGTGGGCCGGACTCGTGGATGTCGACTTCACGGGCCGCACACCGGTGGCTTTGGCCGTCGAAATCAACGCTGAACGCACCAAATCGTCGATTATGGCGGCGATTCGGCGGCCCGACGGCAGGGTTCAGGTCGAATCGATCGACTACCGACCGGGTACGGCATGGCTGCTCGACCGGCTGGCCGCGTTGAACGCCGACTGGAAGCCCCTCGGCATCGTTTTGAACCCGTCAGCCCCCGCTGGGTCGCTGATTTCGGGTCTACAGGCCTCCGGTATCGAACCGGTGCTGATTTCGGGCCGGGAAGAGGCACAAGCGTGCGGGTCGTTCTACGACGCGGTCGTCGACGGTCAGATCCGGCACGGTAACCAGGCGCCGTTGAATATCGCCGTTGAACAGGCAACGAAACGTCCCACGGGCGACTCGTGGGTGTGGCACCGCCGTACAGAGACCGATATCAGCCCGCTGAACGGCGCCACGCTGGCATTTCACGCTCTCACCGCGATCCGTGAGGAGCCCGTGCAGCCGTTCTACGGCGCGTGGCGATGAGGGAGCGACTGTGACTGTCCTGGAACAGTTTTTTGACCAAGATTTACCGGATCGGGTCACTGCGGAGACCCGTGACATCCACTTCGGGCGCCTTTTGGCGACTGTTTTGGCCGGTTTCTTCTACCTGATCGGCTGGCTGACGGCGCGGACGTTCCGGATCACCTGGTTTGCGCTGGCGTGGTCGGCGACGGCTGTCCGGGTCGGCTGGCGTGAAGGTTTCGCACAGCCAACCGCCCACGCAACGCAGTGACCCCCGACCCATCAACGTGATTCGGGGTGACCATGGGCCTGCTTGAGCGTGTTGCGGCTGCCCGCGGTCCACGAGGCGACGAGAAACGGTTCTCTATCGACGCCTGGCTGTCCGACTACCTACTGCCGGCGAACACCTTCGGCTTCAACAACCAGCAGTACCCGTTCGGCCTGAACCAGACGTACGGCCCGAACCGGTCGAAAGAGATTTCGAACACGCTGCCGGCGTACATGAACGCGATCCGGGCGTGCCCGCCAGCGTTCGGTGCCCAACTGGTGCGTGCGTCGGTGCTGTCGCAGGCCCGGTTCACGTTCCGGAACCGTTCGTCGTCGTCGCAGCCCGGGAAACTGTTCGGCACCCGCGACCTGGCACCGCTCGAGCGGCCGTGGCCGAACGCGACGACTAGCCAACTCATCAACATCATGGAATGGCATGAGGGTGTCGCCGGCAACGCGTATGTGACGAACCGGACCCCTGGCCGGCTGCGGGTGATGCGCCCCGATTGGGTGGTCATCATCTACGGCTCGCAGCAGGAACCCGACGACGCCGCCCACGCCCTCGATGGTGAGGTGGTCGGCTACGGCTACTGCAACGGTGGCATCGCTCAGCAGAAATACCCGGTGCAGATCCTGCTGCCCGACGAGGTCGCGCACTGGTCGCCGAACCCCGACCCCGAGTGCGCCGGTATCGGAATGTCGTGGATTACCCCCGCGATCCGCGAAATCCAGGGCGACAAGGCCGCCACCGATCACAAGCTGCGGTTTTTTGAGAACGGTGCCACCCCGAACATGGTCGTCAAGGGGATGCAGGCGGCGAACAAAGAGCAGTTCGACGAAATGGTCGACGCGATGGAAACCCGCCATGCGGGGGTCCGTAACGCCTACCGGACCCTGTATTTGACCGCTGGCGCCGATGCGACCGTTGTGGGCGCCGATCTGCGGCAGTTGGACTTCAAGGCGACCCAAGGGGCCGGCGAGACCCGTATTTCGATGCTTTCCCGTGTCCACCCGGTCGTTTTGGGCGCGTCAGAGGGGATGCAGGGCTCAAGCCTGAACGCCGGCAACTTCGGTGCCGCACGTCGGCTGTGGGCCGACACCTGGATTTATCCGACGCTGCAGGATCTGGCGGCGTCGCTGGCACCGCTGGTGACGGTTCCGGGTGGCGCCGAACTGTGGACGACGACTGGTGACATGCCGATTCTGCGCGAAGACGCGATGGACGCGGCCACGATCGAGCAGACGAAGGCGTCAACGATCGTGTCCCTGTCGACGGGTGGTTTCACCCGGGAGTCGGCTATCGCCGCGGTGATGGGTCAGGACATGACCCTGTTGGTGAAGGACCCGAACTGGGTGTCGGTGCAGTTGCAGCAGTCCAACGGCGCTGCGCCTGCGGCGGATGCACCACCAGCGTTGCCGGGCAAGCCGGATACGAAGGCTCTACCGCCGGGAGGCCAGTCATGACGATCATCGACGACCGCGCGGCGACAACGACGCCTTACGGCAACGTCACCTACGCCGACCAAAACAACAGCCAGGCCACCGCACCGGACATCGACGTCGTCCGCATGATGGGTGCCAGCCCGGAACTTCGGTCGGTTCCCTCCGGCGCGGACAGTTTGGGCACGCTGGTCATCCCGTTCTCGCCATTCGACACCTGGTATGAGGTGAACTCGAAGTGGGAAGGCCGCTTTATGGAGCGGACCACGCGGGGGACCTTCCAGGACACCATCAATCAGGACAGGAACCTGATGCGGTCGTTGTTCGATCACGGTCATGACCCGCAGATCGGCAACAAGGTACTCGGCCCCATCGTCGACCTGCGTGAGGACTCGTACAGCCCTGTTGGCGAGGTCGACCTGATGGACACCTCATACAACCGTGACCTGCTGCCAGGCCTGCGCGCCGGCGTCTACGGCTCCAGTTTCCGGATGCACGTCCTCGCGGACACATGGGACGACAAGCCGGCGACGTCGGCGCACAACCCGGACGGCATCCCCGAACGCACCATCACCAAGACCAAGACTCTGGAGTTCGGCCCGGTGACCTTCCCGGCTAACCCCGCAGCGACGGCGACCGTGCGTTCCATGACGGACTACTTCTACGACCAGCTACGGCAACGCGATACCAGCGCCTACGAGGCAGCGGCGCGTGCGGCTGGCTTCCCAGAACACCGGTCACTGATCCGTGAGCTCGCAGCCGAACTACGGCTCGCCACGGATCTCACAGATTTCACCGGGCAATCAGGAACGCGGAGTTCGGATGGCGGTGAACCGGTCACGGCACCCAGCAGCGGCGTCGTACCGATCAAGCAAGGGCCCTCATACGAAGAACTCAAATGGGAAAGTGAGCACTGCAATGCCAGATCTTGAGATCCTTCCCGAACTCCGCGGTAAGGACGTCGCCGAACTCGGTGACGCGACCCCCGACGAGTTGCGTGGTAAGACCCCCGAAGAACTGCAGGCCTACATCGAGGTGCTGGATGCGCACCTGCGTAGCCTCCACCAGGACGAGGACACTGGCGCGCTGCGGGACAAGACCGCGGACGAGGCGAAGGCGTTCAGCTACGGCCTCAAACTGCGCGAGAAGGCGATGGCCCGGTTCGAGGAACACCGCGCGGTCCGTGAGGTGTTCAACCGGCGTCCGAAGGCGGTCCAGTCCGCGTACCTGAAGATGCAGAACCCCGACGACGCGTACGGCGACGTTCGGCGCATGAACAACGGTGAGGCCCGCGACAAGGCGTTGCGTGTCCTCGATGACCGGATGGCATCCGCGCACCTGCGCCCGTACGAGAAGGACCAGGTCGAA